TACTTTAATAATCCCGCATATTTCTCATTTTGCTGATTTGATGGATTTGATACCCTAGCGATATACGCCATCATCTTCTCAGCATCGGGTGTGATACTTACAAATTTAACGTCCATAATTACAAAATAAGTTTCTTTCTAGGTGGAGTTGCAACAGGAGAGAACATATCTTTATATTGTTCCACAATTTCATCTTGTGTATCTGTAATATAAACCAAATATGCTTTAGTTATTTCCAATTGACTATCCTTTCCTTTAAGAAGAGGTGACCAAGGAGCAAATCTTATATTCTCACCATCACCTGAAGGAACAGCAAAAATAGGATTTTGAATAGTGATAAAATCACCTTCTTCTTTTACTATGTCTGCTATTACGTCCTCACCAGACCACATACGAATTAACTTTACATTCATTTTCCAAATCCTTTTGAACTTTTTTTTGCTTCTATGAGTTCTTCTTTAAGAACTCTTAATTGATTTTTCATCAATTTTATCTCTTCATCATTATAAAGATGATCTTTCTTAAGCAATCGCTCAAGAGTACTGATTAATCTTTTTGATCTAGAACTCATTAATAAAATATCTTTGAATATATTATAGCATAAAAAAAGAAGGGGTTCAACCCCTTCTCAATCGTTTTGTTCTGTGGAACTTAAGAACAGGCTTTTGCCTTGCTTCTAACCTTAATACCACGATACATTAGATCGTAGTTTCTGGTTTTGTTATGCTCTTCGATGAGCATTGCACGATACTCTTCTGTATCGTACTCGTTTCCACGGTAAGTGACTTTTGCCATTGGCTTTACTCCAAAGTAGTAGGGTTTTTAATCCGTTCCTTTAGTCGGCTTTTGCGTCCCATATACATCCATAAGTGCTACCCTTTACCATTTGAACCAATTCGGTTCTATATTCAGTCGAAGGTGATATCTTACTGATAATTCCCTTCGCTTGATCACAAGTTAAAAGAGTGGCGAGTAGTATGTCCATGAGATGAACGATCCGTTCCGAGTCGGCTTACTTGCGTCCCCAATACGGGGGATGAACGTTGTGTTAATACTAACACATTTGAACTATTTAGTCAAGTTAATATGTCTTTTTACTACATCGACCCTACAGAGCAAAAAAATTGCGGAGATTTTTTCCCCGCATATATGGAATTAAAAGTTGAATTTGGTTTTACCTTCCTTTTCTTTTCTTTTTAGTTGCTTGCTTAGCTCTATGTCCCCATAGCTTAGGACTTATATTTCCTTGACCGTATTGTATGTCCTTTAAACCATGTTTAAACTTATCATAATACATATCAAACAAATTAGTCTTAGTTCCTCTAGTCAAATCATACTTAGTCTCACCAAGTTTACCTGATTCAAATACTGCATAACTTACAATATATGCATCTGTAGGTGCTTCTACTGTAGAAACATCTTGAAGAGATCCATTCTCAACTAACATTTCACATCCATATTCAGATTTAATCTTACCTTTCTCTTCGGTAGACCAAATTTCTTCTTTCTTTACAGGTTTTTTTAATTCAGCACCTTCTGCTGCTGTCTCTCCTGATGGACGATTTCCTAATGGTGATGTCATCCTCTTCCTCCCCACGTAATATCAGGATATGCTTCAGATACAATATCCTTATCAATCTTATACTTATCCTCTAATCTACCATCCTTAACTAATATAAGAATCTCTGCCTCTAATGGATGTAGACCTTGAAGCAAATCAATAAACATAGATTCCCTACGAAGAGAATTCATACCAGGATTGCCACCTTTCAAAAAATTGTAAAATTTCTGAAATTCTCTACGAATACTTGTTTGACCTTGATCTTGAGATCCAAGAGAAGTACTGTTCATTTCACTCATCTTACCAACAGCATCATCTATCTTATTCGATAATGTACCTGATTTAGTTTCATCTTCTATATTACTACCATAAGGAACTTCCCCCTCTGGTAAAAGAGTTTCAATAGTTTCATCAAAATTCCATATAAGAACTGCCTTTAAAGAAGGATCACCATATCTCTGGAGAACTTCTACTTTCTTTGCCTTGCTCCTCATTTTAGAAGCAGCACCAAGAACCTCATAGACAAAGGGTTTCTTTGGAAGATCTGGAATCTTCTGTGCTACTGTTTTAGGTTTTGTTGCAGTAACCTTTTTAGTTGTTGACGCTTTCTTTCTAGTCGTCGTTGTCTTCTTCGTTGTTGTCATAATTTTCAAATCTAAATGCTACTATTTCATCGGGAAGTAAATTACCATTACCATCGAACATCTCAGGATGTACTTTAACATCATGATAGTTCATAAAGTATTCTCTGGCAACCCATCCACCAATTGCTCCTACTATGAGAAACAGTATTGTTAGAAAAGATCCGAATACTAAACTTATTGCTAACATCTGTCTGCCTCCTATGGTAAGTATGGTGATATGTAATGGTTTACTTTTCGTTTTACCTCCCGTTAGAATGAATTCAAAACCACGATCAATATCATAATCTGGTTTATTTATAGGTTTCTTAGACGATTTTATTTTCTCTAAGAAATTGAACTGTTTCAGTACATCCCCCAATCTTATGCCTTTGCCCTGTGTCATCGCAGACTACTTGAGGAAATGTTGATCCTTGACCAAACTCAGCATAAAAATCTTCTCGTGTAAAATCATTCTCTAGATTATACACAACATGCTCTAGTTTTGTCAACTGCATTACTTCTTTTACTTTCTCACAATATGGACAACCTTCTCTACTATAAATCGTAAAGTTCATTTCTAGATATTAGTTTTAAAAAATTATTTAGTAGTTATTATAACACAAATTATAATGAATTAGATGCAAAGTATCCTTCTGCTGATACTTTCCTTGCCCTCTTAGTAACCGCTATCGCAGTAGGAATGTAATTTGTATTATCATTACTAACTATAATCTCATCAGTAAGTAATCTACCTAAAACTTTATCTGAAGTAAGAACATCAGTAAGACCAATTGAAACTTTAGATGTTCCATCTAAAATTTGAAGAACTCCAGTGTTTAATGTGATACCGTGACTAAAATTAAATCTATTTGTACTTTGTTGCCAAAGCATAGATTTATCTGTAGTTCCCTTAATTACAATACCACCATCATTCGCAATATCATCATTAGATGATCCTACAGTAAATACTGCATTAGGATCAGAACCATTTCCATTAATACTGCCACTCAAAGTAACAGTTGATGAAGCTATTGATACTACAGTTACATTAGAACCAAGATCTAAATTACCAGAAGCACTAGTTAATGTAACACCAATCTTAGGTACTATATTATCTGTAGGTAGAACATTAGTAACAATATTTGATCCAGCAGTTATAGATCCAGTAAATGTTCCTGTTGTGGTAAACCCTAAAACAATATCATTAGATTTTGTTGTTAGTGTATAAGATTGTATATCAGTAGTATCACCTTTAATAGTAACATCGCCCGTGAATGTAGATATTCCTATCGTTCTTAAATTTCTAACATTATCAATATCTTCATTATAATTTACACTCTTAATCTTTGTATCACCTGTGATTATTGCTTCACCTAATACATCAAATTTAGTAGTAGCGGATCTTCCTACTCCAACATTACCATCAAACCTAGAATTTCCAAGAACAACAAAATCATCACTAGTAGGTAAACCACTTACCTCATAAAATAATTTACCATGACAGAGAAATGTTACCTTTGATCCAACATTAGAGAATCCAATTAAAGATTGACCCTCACCTAATTTGATATCAGGTCTAGTATAAGTTTGTCCTGGTCCTATTTTAAAACCAAAATCTAAATATTCTGTACTATCAAACTGTGTTAGATTACCATTTGATAAACCAAGTTTTACGGTTGCTACATCAGGTCCTAAATTACATATAGAAACAGTTACTTTAGATTCAGATCCTACAGGAGCAGTAAATATAGATTGCTTTGTTGCCCCAGTAGATAAAGTATGACTTAACACACCTGATCTTACAGGATTTATTACATCATTAACAGTTTCACCATAAAACAAGAAGTTTACATCAGGTTCAGTTGATCTTACAACTAACTCTTGTCCTGCTCCAATAAATAAATTTTCAGTCTCAATTACATCACCATAAGTGATATATCTATTATATTCAAAATATTTTACATCATCATTTTCCTTATATCCAATCTGGATTCTTGCATGATTATAATTTTTACTACCAATAGTAATCTTACCAACTGTTAATTTGTTAGCAGGTCCAGTATAAAGGTTGATAACTGGACCAGGAGCTGGTATAGTAGAACTTAATAAACCAAACGCCATTTATCGCAACCGAATACAATTTTAAATATTTATAATGATTATACTAACAGGATCAAAAGGATTTATAGGTCAGAACTTTCTTAAGTATCTGATGGAGAATTCTGATGAGGAAATCGTTACGGTTGATGAGAATGACTGTTGGGATTGGATAGCATACTTTAAGGATTGGGATAAGGTATCCCTTATACTACATCAAGGAGCGATCTCAGCAACAACAGAAACAGATATAGATAAACTCCATAGAACTAATGTTTGGTTCACTATAGAACTGTTTGAGAAGGCAATAGAGCATCAAATAGATGTTAAATTTGCCTCTTCTGCATCAGTATATGGCAATACAAGAAAGAGTTTAATGGTAAATACTCCCAATAAAATATCTCCATTAAATTATTATGCTATCACTAAACTACAGATAGATTATTACATCCAAGATAACTTAGATAAATTCTCATCTATTCAAAGTTTTAGATACTTTAATGTGTATGGTCAGGGTGAAGATAAAAAAGGAGATCAAGCAAGTCCTGTTCATAAATTCACACAACAAATAAAGGAAACAGGTAAACTAAAACTGTTTGAAGGATCAGGTAAGTACCTAAGAGATTTTATCTGGGTTGGAGATATAGTAGAAGTCGTTCTTAATAATGATAAACCATCTGG